CCTCCTGACATGGTTGGGGTTTCTGAAAGAAATCCTTTTTCTTCTCTAAGTGCTCTTTCTTGATTTTCTAGCAAGATAGCGGTAACAGCTCTACGGTGATTGTCTTTGATTGAATCAAGACCTTCACAGTTTAAGAGAGGTGCCCACTTTTCTTGCAGATGTGCTGCATTGTACATTTGGAATTTTCTCCGTTAGTTAAAAAGTGTTTGAATTTATGATTTAAAAATCACTTAGAGTATTTTTGAGTTGCTCTAATATACGCATCCATTGATTCGGAAATCAATTCTGGTGCATCTGTGCCGAGCATTTCATTTTCATTAACTCTATTTTGAGTTGCTGCTGTTCTAGAGAAATAAGATTCTTTAAGAACTTCCAACTTCCCACGATAGTCTTCTTCACTTATAAACTCAACACTTTCTGCAAGACTAGCGAGTTTTTCCTTTTGGGTTTCTGCAAGACCTTTAGCAACTCCATAGAAGATACTATCGGATACAGATTCGCTTAATCTGTGAGTTAATTGAACATTTCTTTCGATCTGTTCGTTGAGTTTTGACTCCATCTCATCAAGTTTGTCTACCATGCTCTCAAGTACATTATATTTTTCTTCAGGGATTTCTACATAATGTTCTTCAAAAAGTCCTTTGAGTCCAGTCATAAAGGACTCGGACAATTCTGACTTAATACCGCGCTCAACTTGGAGTGCGTTTTCAGTCAACCACTCACTGGAAACATATTCAAGATATGAATCCACTCTTTCAGTGAGTTCCGAGTGGATTGCTAATACATTTTCTTCAAGTGCTTTTTCATAACGAGAAGCAATCATATGGGAGGCTTCTTGAACTTTCGTTCTAAGTGCTGTTTCAAAAACTGTTTTTGCTCTTTCCTTAAACTCTTCAGAAAGATCTTCGTCACCGAAAAGTGCTTGAACATCTTCTTCTACATCAAATTCAATCTCATCATCTTCTTCAGTTTCTTCAATCTCTTCGGTTTCCTCAACCTCTTCTTCATTCTCTTCTACAATTTCTTCATCATACTCCAATTCTTCTTCTTCTGCTCTCATTGCCTTAGCATTGACAATATCTCTAACTGTAGCAATATTTGGATTGGCATACTTAGCAGAATCATCGGTTGATCTATAATTATCTGGTGTAGGACCACCAAGATCAGTAATAGATTGCTCAGGAGTAGCAGAAACAAATCCTGCACTACTAACCATTGGATCTCCAGGTTGTGCCGTGGCATTTACTACAGTTTTTATTTGTTTAGTTGCTTTAGTTGAAGCAGACATTGGTCCAGCACCCATTTCTTTTAAATTACCAGTTGACATTTAGATCTCTCCGAATAAAATGCTTAATATCTTTATTCTATTATTTATTTATAAATTAAAGATTTCTTAAATAATTATTGAACAATCCCAGAAGTTTTTGTTCATTTAGTTTTTTATCTGGACTCATTTTTATTTTTAAAAGTCCATTTAAAGTTTGTTCAGCAAGCCTTCCGTTTTGCCAAACCCACTCCTTACCTTCCATAATACCTTGAACAAATGCGTCAGGAGCGGAAGGATCTGATACAATGTCAGCAGCGGTAGACAACATAAAGTCATCACCAACATACTTAACACCATTGCGTTCAACAAGAGATCCAACACCTCTTGATGAAACACCAAGTTTTACTCCTTCATCAAGAAGAGACTTGGCAATATTTCCCATTGGCGTATCAAGAATTTTTGCTTTACCAATAAAATTATTCCCTTCAGATTTTAAACTTGTAATCATGTGTGATACACGATCCAAATTTACAGTAGGTCCATCAGGATGACCTAACTCACCCAATGCTCTACCACAGGTAATATACTTATCAGTATACTTTTTAACTTCCCGTTCTAAGATTGGGAAGGGATAACAACGCCCATTTCTATTTGTAACTTCTGCTTGAAGAAAAGGTCCAGTAATATAAAGATTAGTCTTACCGTTTTTTTCTTCTCTAAGTACTTTAATGGATTCTATTTGTTCTGTGATAAGTTTCATAGTTATGCCTGAGATGTAATTTGAATTTGTGAAATTTGTGCATAACCAGCAGATCCACTTCCAAAAGTATTAACTACTATAGATCTTCTTACATTTGCATTTCCAGTAAATGCTCCTGCAGTAGCAGTATTGAATAAAACTGTAATTGCTTCAGAACCTGGAGTTGTATTTGAAGCAGTAATTAATTCATGAGTACAATTATAATTAGTAACTGCAGATCCAGTAACTGTGACATAATCACCAACAAGAAATGGATTTCCAGCATTTCCACTAAACGTGTAAACAGTTGATGTACCTGTTGATGCAGAACTAACTTGATTCGATGCAACTCTATCTTTTAAAATTGCAACATCTGAAGTTGGTATGAAATAATTATTCCTCGATGATCCTTCGGTTGCTGTAGAAGCAACTCCAACATGACATGCAACAGAAGTTGCAATTCTTAATGTTCCAGTTTGAAGCGCAATAGGAATAGATGTTGATCCCGATCCTGCTAAAATTGCAACTGTAGTTCCTGTTCCTACTACTTTATGTGCCATTACTCCTCTTCTACCTCTAGTTGTGATGGATCAAACATTTGTGCCGCAACATAGGGGCGGATTTCATCAACCATAGTGACAGACTTTGCAAATAACATTTGTTTAATGTTATCAGAAAGATCATTTGGTGAAGCATCAGACATCACCATATCAATAAATTCAGAAGTTTCCATAAATTCCATAGTTTTTATTTATTTATAATTTTTCTCCCTTGGTTTTTTTAATTTCGGGTGCCTCAGTTGCTTTTCCCGATTTATCGGTATTTGGATCTTTGGGTTGTTTTCCCAATCCAATCTCAAGATCTTTTGCATTTTGATTTTGAGTTTTCTTAATAAGTTTGGATCCTGTGTCTTTAACATAGTCCATAGTCATACCAGTCGTTGAATCAATTTCTGGTTCTGGTGGTGGTATAATACCCACAGACTTTTCATATTCCATTCTTTGATCCATTTCAAAAATTTCTTGATCTGTTTGATGAAGTACATTTCTTCTAACATAATCAACAGAATAATACTTACCAATGTGGGGTTCAATTAATGGGAGAAGATTCATTCTCTCAGTTAAAAGTTCAGTTTGTTTTAATTCTGCAAAATGATTATCATACAAGTAATCATATTGAATATGATCACTCAGTTTCTCCCATTCGTCTGGAGTTATAATATTTTTTAAAATTAGTTGAGTCTTTAACATATCATGAAAAAGATTACTAAATCTTTTTCTCAATCTTCCAACAAATCTTGAGAATTGAATTTCATCTCGGAGAATCTCTGAAGATCTGCCAAGATTAAATCCACTATCTGCACCAATTCTAGATTCTGGAATTCCTAATGCACGATATAGTTTCTTTTGAAAATATTCTACATCAGCAAGTTCTCCCAGATTCTGTCCACCTGGAAGAGTTGTAATTTCTGTTCCTCTACCACCTTCGCGTCTAGGCAACCAGAAATCTTCAAGCATACTCATATGCTTTTTATCATCACGAACTTCTCCCGTCGCAGAATCATATACGAGTTTATTTCTATATCGAGACATTACCTCTTTGAGATATTGTTCTGCTTTTACTTTTGGAAGATTGCCAACATCAATATAAAAGATTCTTCTTTCTGGAGCACGAGACATTCTATAAATTACAAGACTATCTTCAATCATACGAAGTTGATTGAGTGCCTTAATTGCTTTATGCAGATAAGAAAGAACATTCTGTTTATTTCTATCTACAAGACCAGAACTTATATAAGAAATTGCATCTTTGGAAATTTTAACTCCCTTTCCATAACCTCCACCACCAGAGTTTCCTGCAGATGCTGAAGAATATCCAGTTAGTTTTGGAGTATAAACAAAATATTCTTCAATCTCTGGAAAGTCTAATGCCGTAGCATCGGTTTTTCCAAAAATATTATTGATTGATGATGTATTTGAAATATTTACTGAAGAAGCATATCCATCTTTTTTCTTAAGTTCACGAATGAACCTAATTTTCATAGCATCAATATATCTAATTTCTTTGATTCCTTCTTGAGGATTGTCAAGATCAATAACTTTATGGTAGTATAGTCTACCATCCACATACCAATTTCTAAAAATTTCATGACATTTTTTATCAAAGTCCATAAGATCTTTGATATACTGAAACTCATTTCGAATGATCGTTTTAATATCGTCACTAATTGGAAGATTTGAAAGTTCAATTTGAATTGGAGAATCATTTAAATCTGCAACAATTGCTTCACTAACAACATCTTCAATAGCACGATCACATTCTGGATGTAATGCCATCTCACGATATCGTTTTAATAGATCATATTCACTTTTATAAACACCTTCTATATCTACATACTGACCATAAAAACCACTACTAATATAATAATCAGCCCCTT